TCAACATCCTTCTGGAAGTAGGACGTAACGGAAGCAGTGGCCTGAGAGGTGACAATCACGCTATCAGCGTAGCCACCGCCGCCGAGCAGGTAGAACTCAGTGTTGCCGTCGTTGAAGGCCACAGAAGCCGTCGTGGCAGCTTGCAGCGTATAGAGAGTCGGGGCGCCGCTCACGGTGAAGGTGGCGCCACTTTGAGTGATGATGGGACGGGCAACCCCGTCAATAGCGCCAACACGTACAATTACGTCTTGGCTCTTAACCAATTCTGTGGGATGGTAGAGCATGAGAATGCCTCAACAATGGGAAAAAGAAGATGGTTAAGCGTCAGACGTTCTGTACGCTTCCTTTACCAACCAGTCTAAAGATGCCTCTGATTGGTGCGCCCAAGAACTGCCAATAATGCTCAGCAATTTGTTCATTGGGCAATAGCTCAAACCGTCCTTCCCTCCCATTGATAGTGGCAGAAGCGGAGCTTCCTGGAGTGATTCCTGATAGAGCCAATGGCCCAGTCAATCGTCCTTCCATATAGACAGCCGTATTATCTGCACCAAGCAAATAATCGTACTGCGGATTACGCTTTTGTCGGAGACTAGCGTAATAAGTGACACCAGATGAAAGTGCCACATAGTTGCCAGTTGATGAATCAACGGCATAGCCAGAAGCTACGGACCACACAAGAGTGGCATTAGCTAGTGGCGAGAGGCCGTTGATCATGCAACAAAACCAATGGAGAGAGAACCAGCGACGGTTTCAAGCATTCGTTTGAACTCTTGGCCATATTGAGTGGCTTCAAGTCCCTTGCCATACACTTTGCCATCAGTGGCGCCAATTTGGACACCCATTTGAGCAAGTTGAATGGCAATGATGTGAGCAGCAAGATGCTTTACTGCCCTATCTGTTTGACTGCCAAACACATCAGGAGACGCATCGCTTGTGGCTTCTTGCAAGGCACCATTCACAATTCCCGCTGGATGGGGAATAAATTCAGGGAACCTATCAAGGAAACTTTCGTAAGTGACAGCCATCACGCTTTGCCCAAACGAATGGTTTCAAGCCGCTTATTGATGCCATTGCGTACACGCACTCGCCCTTCCCGTTTCTTCCAGTCCGACAGTTGTTCTTCGTCGTGGGCAATTTCGATGGTGCGGAGTGCTTCAATGACTGGCATGTTGATAAGGGTTTCAACATCCTGCGGAATAGTTTCTACAGTTATTTGCTCCCTCAGTTCCTCGATGGCACCAATGGAGATCAGTCGCTTCACCGTACGGTTTTCACGGGCTTCCTTCCAATGGATTTCAGGAACATCTTGATTCAACCCTGGCGCAAGTTGAATCATGCCTCCTTCGGTGATGATGCCGAAGCCACCTTCACGAGGCGGATTTTCAAGGTCAGGGCGATAAGCAATTAACATTTGATGTTCAAAAAAGAACTGGCCATAGCTTAGCGCCCATTCCTTTATCTAGGTCAAGACGAAGCTTGAACGTAGATCATGCTCTTGGGATAGTACAGAGCCACACCACCCACGCGAGCGTGAGCAGGGACAATGAACTCAAGACCACGCTGTTGGGGCGGGAACAACTCAAGCGGCTGAGGGATGTGCAGTTGCACTTTCTCAGGATCGCGCTTGTAAACAACCATCCGGCTGGTGTTCAGCTTGCCACCGTTCTTACCCTTGGTCAGTTGGTTGATGGGCTCAACGTTACGGATGTAGGGGTTGGTGCGGAGGAAGTATTCCAGCACGGTCACGTCCGAAGAATCGGAGAAGCGAGTGGTGCTGACTTTGTTGTAATCCTCGTAGGCCAGCAGGATCGTGTCGGGCTGCTCCTTCATGTTTGAGCCATTGATGATGGCGCTAACGCCATAGTTCAGCAGTTCAATCATTTCCTGAGCAGTCACAGCAGCAGTGGTGAACCACTTATCAGCCGCAATGATGTCAACAGTCGAGTTGTTGAAGAAGCCAGCAAGGTTGACGGTGGATTCACCGAACATTGCAACGCTTTCAACTTTCTCTTCGTAAGCGCGACGAACAGCAGCAGCACGACGTTGCTCAAGAGCAACATTGGCCATTTGTGCAGCACGAAGCTCTTGAACGGTGTAGCCGAAGCTGCCGCCAAAAGAACGAATGTTGATGCTCTTCTCCACTTGGCTGATGTCGGCACGAGGCAGATCAGCAGCAGCGTCCGCAATCAGCTTGAACTCACCAGTGGAGTCCAGGATGCGGTAGGTGAAGGTTTGTGCGCCAGGGCCAGCTTCGCTGGTAACAGGCAGGATGGCGGGGTATTTGATGTCAGCGTAAGTGATCTCAAATACTTGGGGACGAATGTACTCAAGCTGACGCTGCAGGAAAAGCCCAGCGTCATCCATGCGGAAATCAGACATTAGAGGGCCTCCTATCAAGAATCAGCAGAGAGAGTGAAACTCGGGCCGTTCAGTTCCAGAATCGCAACACCGCTAGTAGTAGTAGTGGTGAGGAAGCGAGCATTGGAAAGGCGAACGGTCTTGCCCGAAGCAAAAGCGTGGCTGAATTGACCAGCCTTGCCAGTGCCACTAGCCGAATACAGCACACGGACAGTCGAGGCAGGGTTGACAGCGCCAGTCACATAGACGGCAACTGCGCCTTCGCTAGCAACGTTCATTGCTTGGGCAACTTTCACACCAGGACGACCGTCGCTATTGCGAGCAGTTCCGTCAACATAGGTGAGAATATTAACGCCAAGGACCGTGCCAGTGGCGCCAGAAATGGTGGTAGCAGAGTTTGCAACGGTGCCAGCCAGGTTATACACTTGCAAATCGCCGAAGGGCTGCACAACGGCAGTCTCATTGATGCAAGTATTAACCGTATTGTCGCGAATATCGGAAAGTTGACCTTCCTGAATAGCGGTATGAGTCAGAGCGTAGCTCTGTTGCACGCCACCAACGGAAGCAGTCCCCGACGTAGTAAAAGTTACAGCCATGGGTCAGCGCTCCTTAGAAACGGAGAGGGGGGATTTCCAAGCGTTTTGCAACTTGTCCATGTAGGACGAAGGAGCAGACGATGGGGAATTGATGGAGGCAACAGCCTTACGCAGCTCATCAGTGGTTGAATCGCTACGGGAAACATCAGCCAGAGTGTCGAACATGGCAGTGATGTAATCGTCGGAACGCTCCGAAAGATCAACATCACCACGAACAGCCTTCACAGAAGCTTCCATGATCTCACGGGCAGTTTTGCCAGAGAAATCAAAGGCAGAATCAAGAGAAGTGCGAGCTTTGTCGATCAACGCAACGCGCTCTTCAACAAGGCTGTCAACATTCACTTGCTGAGCAACTTCAAGGTCGGCCTTGAGGCTGTTCAGTTCTTCAGAAAGAGCATCGGCACGACCTTCAGCAGAATCGCATTGGCCTTTCATTTTCTTTTCCATGGCATCCATTTCGGACTTCATAGAATCAGACGCAGCCTTAAGCTCGTCATATTTCTTCTTCATGTCCTCAAAGGACATCTTGGCGTCTTCCCGTTCTTTGGTGATCGCCAGAGCTACGCTCTCGGTCACCTCAAACTCGGCGCCATCAAAATTGACTTTTGCAGTCATAGATGGTTCCTCAATAGGAGAAATTAGAGAAGGATCAGCGGCATCCAGACGATCTAGATGAAGCTTGACCTGCGGGCCAGCACGGCCTCTACGAACAACAGCAATGTGATTTCCGCTGATTTCCTTTTGGATGCCATCGTAATTCTCACCGCTATCAGTTACACCAGGAGTTGCCTCATAGTTAACGCGATAACCAGCGCTGACTTCTTTTGCATCTCCACGCATGATGCGCTTAATGGCTTCTTCATCAGTGATAGTCATGACTGCACGAACAAAGCCGTCGTCATAAACCACTTCAGTGCCACTAAATCCAACTTGATAGTCCTTTGTATTGGCGCTATCTAGAAGGACTGGAGGATGCTCAAGGGTGATTGCTTTGCCCGCAAACGATGCCAAGCTTGAAGGAGACGCCACTTCACTTTCAGGACGATACTCCCGGCGAATGGAACCATCAGCATCGGTGTACTGTTGTACGCCAGTGCGGGCAATGGTCGCCCAAGCGCGAAGGTAACCTTCTGGGGTTACTTCGTACTTGTCAATGGGAGCTACGTCGTAGCGAAAGCATGTGTCGCTCATGCCTCTACTTTATCTGAAATTATTGTGTAGAATAATGGTATTTAGGATATACTGCCTAAAAATGCAGCACACTCAACAACGACGGATCACCAAGAAGCTTAACGCCCCCATTGTCACCATTCAAGAAAGCAGGAAAATTATTGGCGACAGACTCAGGCAAGCTCGCTTAAACTGTGGATTGTCGCAGTCGGATATCGCAAAAACCATCCACTGCGATCAAACAACAATATCGAGAATGGAGCGTGGGCAAATATCGCCTGACTGTGGACAAATTCGTGTACTTAGTTCTCTTTTTCAGCTTTCTATCTTGTACTTGCTGGGTTATCCAACATTTGTGGCATCCGCAGTAGAAGATTAGTCATCATTTTCTCCGCGAATCTCTGCCAACTGGTTCTCAATGTTTTCCATGATGTAAGCATTGGCAAGCGCTTCTGCTTCAAAGACTAGGAGCTTAATGGGAGCAAAAATTTCATGCGGCTTTTCGTAGTGGTTTGTTACAAAAATATGAGTTTCATCAAGCCTTCCATTTTTGAAATGCTGCTCTTCTATCAGCCGCCAATGACAAGTATCCCTGTGCTCATTTGAAGAAAGAACAGCCAGGGCCTTCATGATGCCAATGCCGTCCTCTTCCTCTTCGACCACCTGCACGTATTCGCTCACTGGTTTTGGTTGCGAGTTTCAACCATCTTAATGATCCGATTCGCCCAAGCCCTGCCAGAATCTCCTCCCCATAATTTCCAGGCGATGTAGCCAGCGTCATTCTCACCACCAGTCTTATTTTTCTCATGACGAGAAAAGAAAGCTGCCATGCGCTTGATGGTTTCGTAGCTCAGTTTTTCACCATTGGCAAGACTTGCGGCCCTCGCCACTCCGCTTCCAATGCCCTGTTTGCCCGCTTCCTGCGTCGTCAAGCCGCCTTTGCCATACTTCTCGCGTAGTTCTAGCCCGCGACGCGCTGCGGCCCTTACAGACGATGGTGGGGAGAATGACTCGGCATCTCCCCTCAGGACTTTCCCTGGCCATCCATGCCTTGTTGCATGGTTTCTTCTTCTGGTTCTTCCATTTCCATGCACATCATAGTGTCTACATAGGCATCAATATAAGCATCGCTCTTACCCTTCATGGTCATGCCAGCTTCCGACAGAGCAATTGCAATTGCACGGCGACGATCGGTAATTTTATCTCCACCGCTGCCCTTTAAGGTGCCAGCCTTGAACTCTCTCATTACGCGAGCTATTTTTGCTTGCTTTTTTTTTAGGATCTCAGTGGCCATGACTCGGAAAGTGCTATAGTAATGGGAAGTTGATCTTTTGACCATGGATACCCGGCCATGTCTTAACTGTAGCAAGCTTTTTGCCCCCAGGAGGAAGACAAATGTTTATTGCTGTCGCAGTTGCCAGACTGGTCACTTAAAAAGATCGGGCAAAATTCCAGACAGAAAGAAAAAAGGCGCTACCTGTAGCTGTTTGCATTGTGGTGTTATTTTCTATGTTCCAGTATATAGATCCAATACAGCGAAATACTGCTCTCGCAGGTGCTTGGCATTGAATCATCCTGAAATAGGAGAAAAAGCAAGAAGAAATTCGCCACTAATGCGCAGATCAGAATCTTTAAGGCAAAAGAATCAGCCAGCTCGTCAGTACGCCACCATTATGGTCGACGGAGAGCAAGTTAGGGAACATCGATGGATAATGGAGCAACACTTAAAACGCAAGCTTGAAAAATGGGAACACGTTCATCATATTGACGGCAATTGCTTGAACAACCATATTGACAATTTAGAAATTCTCAGCAATTCTGAGCATCAGAAAAAAGAGCTTTCTTTGTGGAGTGATAAAAATTACTCTGACAATGAGTGAGATTATTGACCATAATTTCAGTTTTTTCCTAGAAAAAGTCTATCTTAGCCACTGGAGACAGTCGCCCTTCTTCTATTGCTTTGGCTCTTGAGGAAAAGCTAAGACGCAGTGAGCCTCCTCGATAACGACAAAAATATGATTGACAATATTTAGAAGAAGGACACTCTTCGTTGTAATGATCCAATTCTGTTTCGTGCATATTTGCCACTTTACATGGAACAGAGCCCATCCAGAATTCTTGCCTCCATCTATCTGTCGAGTCCAAATAAGCTGGATCTAAATTCAGCAAATGAGAAGCCCTTGTCCACCAATAATTCCCCGATGGATGAGCAACTGGGAAAGTACGCTAATTCACTGATACCACATCATAATCATCAAGAAGATCAACAGCTTTTTCCCAATTGACAATTAGGAAGTGCTGCATCATCATTCTCCAATCATCTTGATTTCTAGTGGCATGAGAAATGCCTTTACTGTGCAAATACAGGATTGAGGCAGTTGTATATTCTTCTGCAATTTGACGAGCCAGTAACAATGAAGGCTTTTCAGAGAAACCATCACAATGGCGGATTATCTTGCAATTGCTAGGAGCATCAATGCCTTGATCACCATTGATTCCAATGGTTAAATGTGCGTGATCAAGCAATCCGCTAAGCATCATCGCGCCCATCTGTTCGCAATATATTTGCTCCCATCGTTCCGCTTGAAACAAATGGTAAACAATAAACAATGGGCGCAAGCTCATCTTATTTTTTTGACAACAAGCATCAAGTCATCATACCTTCCCTTCACGCCACGTAAATCAACTATTTCATAGACATACTGATCACTGACCAATGGAATTAACTCTTCAAACCATCCGTAGTCTTGGATGTCTTCAATCACGGCAATGCCGCCTTCATTGAGCAATGGCAAGTACAGCTCCAAGAAGCGTTTTTGGCTTTCTAGCGAATGCGGGCCATCATCAATAGCAAAATCAATTCCATTGATTGCCAACTGCTGTACTTTTGAAACAGTGTCGTTGGCATAGGCATCCATGAACAGCACTGCACAGCGCAATGGATCCATGCGGGGCATGATGCTAGGGTCAATGGTATTCTTATTATCAACGCCAATCACGACGCTTTGAGGCAGGAAGTCGTGCCAAAGCAGGAGCGATCCACCTAGCTGCACTCCCACTTCAAGGATGGTTGCTTTCTTGTCCTTCAATGGGGAAAGCAGTTTTTCGTAGACAGGCCCATACGAATGGAGAGTTTGCTTGTCGGTGCCACCTGGCCATTCAAACCCATTGATGCTTTGCGCGTTAAGAATGGCATCAATGCCAGGCGCTTCTGTAGATAGTTGCATCAATCAAACTCCCGATACCAAGGAAGCATAGCGACAATTCGACCATTGAAGCCGTCTTGTCGCAATGATTTTGCAATGTGATCTGCAAAGTTATGGGCAAGGAT